AGTTTAATATAATGTCATTTATAGGAGCATCATTATTATTATTAAGATTGTTATACAAGATATCTTTCACCATTGCAGAAATACGTTTTCTATAAAACTTTTTTTCGCTCTTCAATACTGTATCGTGATCCAAATTATTTTTTTTTAAATACTTATTATATGTATCCGAATTCGCCATAATTTCAAGAGTAATATAGTTAATATTGTCTATTTTATTCAGGATTGGATTCACACCTGGATTCACAACTGAGTTTGCATTTGTTACTACCGCATTTATACCCGCATTATCATTATTTTCCATTTAAGATGAATGCATATAAAATAATATTATTTTAAACACGACTTGCGTTATAAATAATATATATAAAAAATAAATTATACTGGTTAATGTTTATAAAATTGCTTCTCTTCTTCGGGTACAATATCTTTATTCTCATTTCTAGTATTATTATTAAAAAAACTATTCCCTAAATTATTAGGATTTGGATTACAATGGTCAAAAATTTCCTTTTTAAATAAACCCGGATAAGGTTGTTTTATAGGATTAGGTGGTACATATACATTATAAAGGTCGCTACTTGAAGAAGGAACATACTCGGACTGTTCGCAATTCTGTAATGCGAAAAACTGTCTACGCAGAGTAGATTCAACATTTACATTGTTAACAAAACCGGACCATGGAGCCATATTATTTCCAGGGTTAAATGTAGTATGTGGGCTATATACAGGATAGTTATTAAGAGGTACGGTGGCTGGTTTACTTTGGTCTAAAATGGGCATATAACCATATTTTGTGGAGACGGGTACCTGATAATAAAAAGGCTGCAACGGCGCAGATGGAATATTTCTTAAAGATATTCTATCATTTATTTCATTCTGTCTTTCATATTGACATAAATATAACTTATTTGGAACGCCATACATTTTGGGTTTATCATATACGTGGGAAACAGAATCCATGCGAATATACTATATATTACTAATATTACTATATTACTATATTATATTTTGTTATAATATTTTAAAAATGGGTTAAAGACAATAAATAATAATATATAGCTGTATATCTACTCAATATCTACTCTTTAAGGTGCAATGTGTGGTATATTTTTCGTTCAAAATTTTTTACATCCGGATACCTTGAAAATATATAAAAAATCTCTACTAGAAAATATAAAGTCATATCAAAATGATTTCTATAAACTGTCACATCGCGGGCCAGACAATAGTATTTTTCTAAATGATACACAATTTTCAAAAAACTATGCATGTTTTTGGGGCTTCCATCGTCTTGCAATTAACGGACAAACACCTGAAAGTAACCAGCCATTTTTTATTAAAAATTGCCGTCTTATTTGTAATGGCGAAATCTATAATTTTCGCGAACTTATAAAAGAATTTGGCCTAGAAGAAGAATACAAAAGTCAATCCGATTGCGAAATCATTATTCATCTTTATAAAAAAATTGGTATTCGTGAAACTCTTCGCCGTCTGGATGGTGTATTCGCGCTTGTATTGCACGACTACGAAAAAGAAATAACATATGTTGCGCGAGATCCTGTTGGCGTACGTTCACTTTTTATTTCGGGTTATGACTATACGTATAGTAACGCCATGGTTGTTTCGAGCGAACTAAAAGCGATAAGTGAATGTTTTAGACCAAATGCTAAACAGTTTCCACCCGGTTGTTATGCTATGTATTCTAAACTCGTCAACGGGTTTGACAAGGCAAATACTCCTTTTTGTAATTTTTATAGTTACTATGAAAATGTTTCAATAACTCAAAATAATGCAACATTAGAAGTCGAAAGAGTTTACGACTATCCTACAGTGGAGGATACCGAAGAAAACATTTGTGCGAATATTGCGCGATTATTTGAGGAGGCTGTTGTGAAACGCCTCATGAGTGAACGCAAAGTAGGTGCGCTTCTTTCGGGAGGGCTGGATAGTTCATCCGTTGTAGCAATTATGTGTCGTCATATGCCTGCAAAAGATTTAAATACGTATAGTATCGGCTTGAAGGGGTCGACGGACCTGGTATGGGCACAAAAAGTAGCGGACTATTTGGGAACAAACCATCACGAAGTTTGTCTTACGGAGGAAGAGTTTTTGGGGGCAATCTGTGGTACGATTAAACAAATTGAGAGCTATGATACGACATCAGTGAGAGCGTCTGTTCCAAACTATTTGGTAAGTAAGTATATCTCGGCGAATACGGACGACTGCGTTATATATTGTGGAGATATGTCGGATGAGATTTTTGGGTCCTATCGCGGATTTATGAAAGCGCCGACTGAAGAAGATTTTAAACGTGAAAATGAGCGCATGGTTCGCGATGTATGTTATTTTGATTTACTTCGGTCTGATAAGAGCATCAGTGGGGCTGGTTTGGAAGCGCGTGTACCATTTGCGGATAAGAAGTTTTTGCAATATGTGATGGGTATTCCACCGCGATATAAAATTTTTAGTGACGCGCGCATCGAGAAGTATATATTTAGGAAGGCGTTTAGTGGTCTTTTGCCGGATGATATTTTATGGCGCAGGAAAGAGGCGTTTAGTGACGGAGTAAGTGGACACGAAAAAAGCTGGTTCCAAATTATTAAAGAATATGTAGATAAAGAAGTTACAGATGAAGAATACAATAGTATAGTAAATACTATTCAGAATGCTCCCTATGATAAAGAAAGTTACTATTATAGAAAAACATTTGATAGTATGTACCCGGGGTGTGAAAACGTAATTCCTTACTTTTGGCGACACCCATTTTGTGAAGAGAAGGACCCATCGGCGCGTTTGTTAACATGTTATAAAGCTGAATAGTGTTTAGCAATAATAATTATTCCAAGTAAAGCAATAAAGTAGTGAACAATTTTGTGATGTTCCATTGAAGGAGAAAAAAGTTTAGAAGTACAAGAAATAGCAGAAGATAAGTATCCTATAGTAATAAGCACAACGATATACAAAGGAATAGTTACTTTCTTTTGTATTAGTAATAAAAACAAACAAATAATACCAATAGTTCGAATTATTATTCCAAAGTCTTTTAATTTCATTATATATTTTAGGTATAATAAAATTAATAATATTTTTAGTCAAGGTATGCGGACAGTAAGCTAAAACGCATTTTTACATATACTCTTTCAAAACGATTACAATACCAGCTAAAGCTATTAAGTAGTTATAATAGCTAGGATGTAAGTAACTTTCGGTATTTTTGGATTTACAAGCTATAGCTGAACCCAAAGATCCAAGACTGATTAGTATAACAATAGAAATAGGTATATTTACACTATTTATGTACTGAAGGTAAAAAAGGTAAAGAATACCAATTACACGCAAGGTCATAGAAAAATCTTTAAGCGTAAGCATTTTATATATTAATAAAATATTTTATTATTATTATTATTTTATTATTATATATATGTCTAATAAAAAAGAACCAAGAATAGATCATTCAGTTTCTCCAAAACGTGATACACTAGTAGTTCCTCCTGGTGCAAGAGGCTCGGAAAGTATGCATCCTGCACATGTACATGAACGGGAAGATAGCGAAGACCAGAATATCCTTGATATTTCTAAATTGGTAAAACGAAAAAAAGACGAAAAAATATTTAAAAAACGACAAGAAAAAAAATCTAAAAAACAACAAGAACAAGAACGAGGAGCTTTAGCAGGAAAGGCAAAAAACCCTAGTTCGTCTAGTTCATCTATTTCATCTGTTTCTTCCATATCATTATCACCGAATGAAATATTCGCGTTTGAAGAAGAACAAGAAGAAGAAAGAAAACAAGCAAAAGGTTCACCTAAATCACTTTCTCCGCGATTACCTTTAGCGAGAGGAGTTGGTGCACAAGCAAGAAGAAAACATTCATCGAGTTCATCAAGTTCATCGTCTTCAAAGTCACCAAAAGGAAGAAAACCGTTGACACCAAGATTTGAAAAAATAAAAGCAACATCAGTATCTCCAAAAAGAAAAGGAAAAGGAAAAGGAAAAGAAGGAAAGGAACATAGTGGTGGCGGGACGCGTAAACGTGGTCGAAGGCATTCAAAGAAATCTAAACGCGTTCGCCATACTCGCCGAAAACAAACGCGTAGACATCGCCATCGTCGATAATCCGTTAAAATTCGTACAAATATTTTGCTTAATATTTAGCAATATATTTTGCTTAATAAATTTAATATAGCTATACTATATAATCAAATAAAGAAAATGTCTTGCGGATGTACTAATGGTGGACAATCGGGCGGAACATATACTGGTCCCGTTCTTGAGAGTGGAAAACAAATGAGCGGCGGTGGAACTAGAAGACGCAAACATACACGCCGTCATCGTCGTAGTGGAACGCGTAAAGCAGGCTCTTGTGGGCGCAAACGTGCATGCAAGTGTCCCGGAGGATGCAAGCGTTCTACATGCCCTTGCTGTACGGGCAAAAGATTTTGCTGCACTAAAAGATGCCGCACTCGTGGTTGTCGGTGTTAAAGCTTAGAGTTAGACTTTATATTTATTTTATAATGTCCGTCGAATTACGGTTATTATAAAAATTGATAAACATAATAAACATAAGTTGGTATATACAAACAGAACAACCATTTAGGTAACAACGATAGTAACGACACACCAAACCATAGAACAGGCGAAAAACTAAAATGTCATCAACAAGCACACAAACCCAAGCCCCAAAATACGATACGTCATTTCGTTTATTAGACTTCAATATATTCGATGAAAAACGTGAAAAAGAAGAAGACCTAGATGGTGGCGGTACAGGTAATGATGATGAACCGTGGAGACGCAGTGATGCCGATGGCGACGCACACGATAATGGAGAAAAGAAATATAAAAAAGATGAAAAGTTCACAACAATTCAGATGTTCGGTCTTAATGAAAAAGGCGAAACATGCGCAATATTCGTTCGCGACTATCAACCATTCTTCTATATCAAAGTCGGCGATGAATGGACGATACCCCAAAAGGGGGCTTTTATTTCGCATTTAAAAGAGAAAGTCGGTAAATTTTATGAGAACTCTATTCTAGATGTGGAGTCGAAACTCATCAAGAGGAAAAAGTTGTACGGTTTTGACGGAGGGAAAGAACACAAGTTTATTCTGATAAAGTTCAAAAATGTGGCGACAATGAATAAGGTGAAAAACATGTGGTTTAAATTTGGTAAAGATGGAAAACAGCTACTGCGGCGCGAGGGGTATCCTTATTTCAATACGAGAACAGAAATATATGAAGCAAATATTCCGCCAATTTTGCGATTCTTTCACGTGCACGATATAAGTCCATCTGGGTGGATTGGTTTTGAGGCGAAGAAAGCGAAACAAACGCACGGTGCGCTAAAAACGACGACGTGTACCTATGAATATGAGCTTGCCTCGTCTGATATCGTCCCGCTGAATAGTAAGGAAACGATTGTGCCCTATAAGATATGCAGTTTTGATATTGAAGCGAGTAGTAGTCATGGAGATTTCCCGATTCCTATCAAGACGTATAAAAAACTCGCTACAAATATCGTCGACGTGTGTGATGCAATTTGTCGAAATGCGGGAGTGACGTCAAGTCAAGAAGCGATGGAATACATTACTCCTGCACTTTTGAAGCAGCTTCTATATACCGCATTTGGATATGGTTCACCTGCGCACCCAGATATTGACCGTATCTATACAAAGATTAAAGTTTCAGAACAACGGCTTGCGACGCTATTTGATGTATGGGTATCATTTCATATACCTGATATTAAAATGAATGAAGCCTTAAAAGAAAGCAACACGATTGAGAAAATGTTTGAAAAAGTTGCTG